AGGCACACAAGGAATGTTTTAGAGTTGCTCGAAAATATGTTGCTCATAAAATCTCGAATACTCCAGAGGGAAATAAGTATGGTCAACCCCTACATCTAACTGTGTGGAACATTAATACTTGGTTTGATTTCTTTGAGTCAGTAAAGCCTGAAGGATGGGAATTAATTTTTAAAATTACACCTGAAAATTATGAAGAATTAAAGTATGATATTGAAAGAAGCATTGGTCAGGGTAGAGAACCTGAAACTTATGAATCTTGGATTTACAATAATACCATTGTAGTTTTTGAGAAGAAAGGATAATCGTGAAAAAGCAACCCGAAGACAAATCATTTAAAAATTCATCACTCAAAGAAAAGTTTGGAATGGCTAAAAACTTTGCTCAGGCGATACTATCTCGCGGTGTATCGAACAAGAAAGTAGATGATACCACAAAAAGACTAAGAGTTTTAAGTTGCTTAGGTGATGGTGGTGAATTAACACCCTGTGAATACTTGCGTCAAAGTGATCTTGATGAAACAAAACACTACTGCGGTGGTTGTGGTTGCGGTGATCGTGAAGGAACTTGGTTGATAGCAGAAGCAGATAAGTACAGCAAATTAGATTACCCAAAGGTTGTATGTCCTCTTAATATGCCTGGTTTTATTAACTATGAACAAAGTGAACCAGATGAGGCTGAAGAACCAATCACTCGTAGATATTACATCGAACAACTTTCAGAGGAACAAGTGCAACTTGTTCAAGTGCGTGTCCCTGATCCACCAGAACCGAAGAAGGATACCGAAGAGAAATAAGAAAGTTAGTCATATACATACTTAGAAGGAGTATGTAATGGCAACACCTAATTCTGCGGATAGTCTTATCGAATACTCATTTCGAAGACTCGGCGCACCAGTTATCGATATAAATGTTGACCGAGAACAAGCGGAAGAGCGTGTAGATGATGCTCTTCAGTTTTTCGCTGAAAGACACTTTGATGGTATCGAAAAGCATTACTATAAGCATAAAGTGACATCGACAGACATATCTAGAGGATATATCGATGTTTTAGGTATGACAGCAGGTAGTGGAGCAGGTTATACAGGCGCTCCTGCGGGAACACAAATAGTTTCAGTGAGAAAGGTTTTTCCTTTCGGATCACAAACTTCGAACATGTTTAATGTTCGTTATCAGATGTCTTTACATGACTACTTTGGTATCAATCGCAATACTCATCATGGAGTCGCTTTGGGTTTAGCATCATACGACTCAACGAAGAGATTTATTAGTCTGGTAGAGCAACTTTTTGAAACAGAGAAAAACTTTAGATTTAGCAAAGTATCGAATCGTTTGTATATTGATATGAACTGGGATGAGGATATCGCTGAAGGAGAGTTTATTGTATTTGAAGCATACGCACTCCTAGATCCACTTCAGTTTACAGAAATATTCAATGACAGGTTACTAAAAGAATATGTAACTGCTCTAATAAAAAGACAATGGGGTACGAACCTTTCAAAATTTGATGGGGTTCAGTTGCCAGGAGGTGTGACTATTCGAGGAGCAGAAATATTTAGTGAGGCGAATGAAGAAGTTCGACAGATTGAAGAACGTGTCTTGAATGAATACGAATTACCTGTAGATTTTTTCATAGGTTAAAAATATGGCTAGAAATCCCTACTTCAAAGATTATTCTGGAGAGCAAAATGTCACAGAGGACATTACGATTGAAACCATCAAAACGATGGGTAGGGATGTTATTTATATGCCTCGTGATTCTGTAAGCACTGATTCACTCTTTGGTGAAGATTTGTCTAAAAAGTTTGATGATGGTTATGAAATTGAAATGTATATCTCTAATGTAGATGGGTTTGAGGGAGAGGGTGATGTTATTTCTCAGTATGGTCTACAAATTAAAGATAGAGCAGAATTTATCGTATCTAGAAGAAGATTCGATGAAGAGGTCGGAATGGTTGAGAGTCTTACTAGACCCAGAGAGGGTGACTTAATTTATTTTCCGTTGAGCAAAACTCTTTTTGAGATAAATTTTGTTGAGCATGAAAATCCTTTTTACCAATTAGGAAAACTCTACACTTATAAATTATCATGTGAGGTCTTTACTCTTGACGCCTCAGATGAAATTACTACTGGTAATACTGATATCGATTCAACGATAACAGATCGCACCTCTGTGAGTGATGATCTTATCACAATACGAGATCCTGACTCAACAGAATCTGGAGATAATTCTATATCTGACTTTGACAATAATATCTTCGACTTTACTGAAAGTGATCCATTCTCGGAGGGTAACTTCTAATGTTTACACCGTTCTACAATGAGTCGATTCGTAAACTAATCGTAGCCTTTGGATCTCTATTTAACAATATTCGTATTAGCACAACGAATAGCGATGGTGAGACAGATCATATCAGAGTGCCTTTATCTTATGGTCCGAAGGAAAAGTTTCTTCGTCGAATAGAAGAGGCTAGTTCCATTAGTGATCAAACAAAACTTCAAATTACTCTTCCTCGACTTGGATTCAATATTACAGATATGACTTACGATTCGACGAGAAAAAGAAATACTGTGCAAAGAAGATTTTATCATCCCCAAGGTTATACTTACGACGGTAATATTCGTGCCTCTGAATATGCAGAAGTTCCCTATAATTTTAACATATCAATGTATGGGTTTACTCGAACCATGACAGATGCTCTTCAGATTACTGAGCAAGTTTTACCTTTCTTCACTCCTGATTTTGTTGTGACTGTAAAGTTTGATGAAGATTCTCATAGTAAGGTTGATATACCATTTGTCTTAAATAATGTTTCAATCGAAGAAGAATACGAAGGAGACTTTGAGGATCGTAGAAACATTACTACACAATATGATTTTTCAGCAAAGTCATATGTGTTTGGACCCAGAAAAAATTCAAAGGTGATTTTGTTCACTGAAAATACATTCTTTAGTTACTTCGGAGGTAAGAAACTAGATGACGTATCAGTGCAAGGTCTTACAGGTGCATTGGGTCGAGTAGATGTCGGTGTAAGTGGTGCATCTACAGATGGAGGTACAGGGTATAGTGCTGGTAACTACATTACCTTTGACAATAGGTACTCTCTGGGTCCATCAGGATCTGGACAGACTATCGGCACTAGATATATTGATACGTTTGGTAATACTTACGCAGGAGCAACATTTAATCCACCTAATAATTGAGGTTATTTATGAATAATGAAAATATAGAGGGTTTATCTGATGCTTTAAACACTGAGTTTGAAGCAAAAGACTTACCAATGAGAAAACAAACAGAGGTGAACATAGTTCCACTCGACTCTGAAAAATTAGAAAAAGACCTGACGAAAGATTACGCAAATGTTCGTGGGAACATGAAGGAACTTATAGATCAGGGTCAATGTGCGATAGATGGTATATTGTCAGTTGCAAGTGATACAGACTCTCCGAGAGCATATGAAGTCGCTGCTCAAATGATTAAAACTGTGGCTGAAATGAACAAGGACTTACTTGATCTTCATTCAAAAATGAAAAACATTCGTCAAGAAAATGTGACAGTAAATAATAATACAACGAACGCATTATATGTGGGATCAACTTCTGATTTACAAGACCTAATTAATCAGTCACGAAGTTCGAAGAAAGCATTCGTTGATCAGGACGAAGAAAATGACGAGTAAGAAAAATGGATATCTAGGTAATGAAAATTTAAAAGCATCGGGTGTAAATATTGAGTTTACACAAGATCAAGTCAAAGAGTACATAAAATGCGCCCAAGATCCTGCATACTTCATTAAGAAATATATAAAAGTTGTTTCTCTAGATAAGGGACTGGTTCCTTTCAACTTGTATGATTATCAAGAAGAGATTGTTGATAAAGTTCATAATAATCGTTTTGTGATCTGTAAACTCCCTCGACAGTCAGGAAAGTCTACAACCATAGTTTCATATATTCTTCACTATATTTTATTCAACCAGAGTATGAGTGTTGCCATACTTGCGAACAAACAAGCAACAGCGAGAGAAATTCTAAGTAGACTAAAACTCGCATACGAGTATTTACCTCTATGGTTACAACAAGGTATCGTAGAGTGGAACAAAGGCTCCATAGAATTAGAAAACGGCTCAAGAATCTTAGCATCATCCACATCATCGAGTGCGATTCGTGGTGGGTCGTTCAACATGATCTTCTTAGACGAATTTGCACACGTTCCACAGGGGATTGCAGAGGAGTTTTTCAGTTCAGTATACCCTACGGTCACTTCTGGACAATCTACCAAAGTTTTGATGGTTTCTACTCCTAATGGACTAAACTTATTCTATCATTATTGGAGAGGTGCATCCAAGAAGACGGGAGAAGAAGGTAAGAATGAGTATGTTCCTTTAGAGGTGCATTGGTCACAAGTTCCCCTCTATCCAGGCGGACCACTGAGAGATGAAAAGTGGAAAGATAAAACGATTGCTAACACTAGTGAACAACAATTTCAATCTGAATTTGAGTGTGACTTTGTTGGATCGCAGAACACGTTGATATCCTCCCTGAAACTAAAATCTTTGTCTTGGATTAATCCACTCTCACGATCTAATGACGGACTGATGATATACGAAGAACCAAAAGAAAATCACAAGTATTCCTGTGTGGTTGATACAGCGAGAGGACAGGGAAAGGACTATAGTGCCTTTTGTATTATTGATGTCACTGAAATGCCTTATCGTGTTGTAGCAAAGTATCGAAACAATATCATATCTCCTATGATCTATCCGACTATGATTAAGTCGGTGTGTGAAAAATATAATAAAGCATTTGCTTTGATTGAGATTAATGATATTGGTGGTCAAGTTGCAGATGTGTTGTATCAAGACCTAGAGTACGATCACATCTATATGACACAAAATAAAGGTCGCAAAGGACAAGTTGTAGGTGGTGGTTTTGGTGGTGGAGGTAATCAGTTTGGTGTTCGTACAACAGGACCAGTGAAAAAGTTAGGTTGCTCAGTTTTAAAGAGTTTGATCGAAGAAGATAAACTTATCGTAGAAGATTTAGACATTATCAATGAATTTACAACATTTATTGCTCGTAAGCAATCTTTTGAGGCAGACGAGGGACACACAGATGATTTAGTGATGTGTTTAGTTTTATTTGCATGGTTAACACGACAAGACTATTTCAAAGAGATGAATGATACAGATGTAAGAACAGAACTTTATTCAGGAGAAATAAAAAGAATAGAAGATGATATTTTACCAGATGGATTTTTTGATAATGGTTTATCAACAACGATGGGAGAGTATGATGGAGATGATCGGTGGTTTAATGTAAAGATATGAAAAAACACTCTAAAAGCGTGAAAACTATAAATATCAGGAAGAGTTAACTATGTCTGATCATCAAAAGGAGATTGCAAATGGCATTTAGTGTATCACCATCTGTCCAAATCGTAGAAAAAGACCTGAGTTCTATTATTCCAGAACCAAACAATACTATCGGAGCATTCGTTGGACGCTTTGATGCTGGTCCAATCGATGTTGTCACGGAAATTAGTAGTGCAAGACAATTATTTGAAGTTTTCGGTAAACCAGCCGCTGATGAAAGAGGCGTTGACTGGTGGGCTTGTGCAAACTTCTTAGCGTATTCTGACAAACTTAAAGTTGTTAGAGTCGATGAAACTAAAACTAACCTCACCAATGTAGGTGTTGCTGCTGGTATTATAACCGATTTTGGTGGTGCTACTGCGGCTATTGCAGTTCAAAATAGCACAGATGGTACTCTTGCCTCAAGTATGGGTTATGCTGCTGGTGATGGTGCTGATGATCACTATGCGTTTATTCGTGCGAAAGAAATCGGATCTAGAGGTAATTCACTTCGTGTTGTTGTTTATCCTGCTGGTCCGTCTGGTGGTTTAGATGGTGCTGGGGTCGTTTTTGATCCAGGCAATCCTGCTAACGCATCTCAGTATGGAATCGAATCTTTTGGTGGTCCCAGCGAAAATATCTTCTCATATGTTCCAACATCAACTCCAAGAATTTTTAATGCCTTTACAAATGGAACGTATTCAGGATATACACAAGACGAAATGCACATCGCAGTTGTTGATCACGATGGTACTTTTAGCGGTAATCAATTAGGATTGACTGGTGAAGTTCTTGAGATTTTCCAAGGATTGTCTAAGATCCGAGGAGTCACAGACTTGTCTGGTAAAAACCTCTACTATAAAGATGTTATTAATACCGATTCTAACTTTATCAAAATTGATGAAGATACCACAAAGAGTATCTTTGGTCCCTCTGGTGGTGATCCGTTCTTTGATGAGTTCACTACATCACTTGTTGAACCGTTTGGTGGGAGCGGAGACGATGGTAAGGTTTA